ATTACCATAAAAAACATAATTTAAAACCATGCTTTTATGGCTTGAATTTTGCTGAAAAACTTTAAATGGATATTTAACATCATTTAAAGAAACCCGATATTTCAATTTCAAGTTTTTTATTTCAAGGAACAATTTCTTCCAATCTGAATATTTAGTGGCCATTTCCTTCCATTGGTGTTTCACTAACAGTTTTGGATAAAAACCTTCCTTGTTTTTCTTTATTTTACATTCAAAACCACGCCGTGCTATTTCAATTGATGCATTTACCGAATCAGTATAATCATATTGTAAATTACCTATGAAACTACTATATGCTGGATTAACAGTGTATAGTTTAATTCCTTCTATGTTTAATCTTTTAGTTAAATTATTAATAAATAATTCTTTTTTCCAAAGGTTTTTATTTTTTCGATTTGTTATTTTTATATCAGAAGAATCTTTAAAATGTAAATCTTCAATGAAAACTGATTTACAATTAAATTGTTTTGCTAATTTAGATATTGTTTTACTTATTTCAAACGTTTCAAACTTTAACTTGTTTTGAAAGTATTTCATTCTTTTTGAATTCGAACTTAGTTTTTCATTTAAAATTTTATTAAATATTTGTTTTAAACTAAATTCTTGGGTATGAATAATTCTATCATTTTCTAAAATTGAAATTCCGATTGTGTCAGGATTTAAATCAATGCCTAAGTATCTGTTTTCATTTAAATTTCTAACTTTTTCATTTTTAAATTCTTCAAATGAAATATAAATATAATTCAAATCAAATCTAACTGAATAAGTATAGCCCTTTTGTTTATATTTAACTTCATTAAGTTGTTGAAGTTTGAATAGTTCCTTCTTGATATTATTTCTTAAATTTGGTAGTTCTAATATTATATATTTGTTTCTATTTAATTTAAAGATAATTTGGTTGTTTTCAATTATATCTAACTTAAATAAACGATTGCCGTTTCTAAGTACTTCACCTTGTATATTAATTGGTACTAATCTTTTAAGTTGATATTCTTGTTTTGATATCTTGTTTTTAAGTCGATTAATAAAATTTATTTTACCACCAAATATAACTTTTTCATTTTTAAATCGAGAATGGATTGCTTTAGCATCTTTGATAGCGCATTGAATTAACCAAGAATTAAGTAAATCAATATTGTTTAGTGATTTAGTTAATTGACGGATATCCTTTTCAGTACTACCCTCAAGAAATCGATTGTAACTATATCTAACAACAGACGAATATTGTTTAAGTATAGGCGTCAAATCTTCAGATGATTTATATGGAAGTTTAATCGTTTTCATTTTTTAAATAAGTTCTTTATTTTATTATAAATATTAAAAAATATTTTTTTTATGATTTTTATATTATATTATTGTTAAAAAATAACATTTTCTTTTTTTATAACTATTGATTTGTATTGATTTTAATCGAACCGACAGAATTTTTTCTGGTTACGAAGGTCCTATCCGGTCCGTCTTTATATATAGGACTAATGGGACCTCCGTATCCAAATCCCTCTCTTCCATAATCAGGTTCATCATCAGAGCGAATGCTATTTTTAATTTTAATTTTATTTCGCATTATTTTATTAAATTTTTTTAAATCGTCTGGAGTTAATTCGAGTTCTTTCAAAATATCTAAAATTATTTTTTTTAATTTAATCATTGTTTTGTTTTCGAAATAGTATAATATTTAGTATCTGTTAATATATATTTATCGAATGCTTTTGAAAATTCTATTGCAAATTCCAAAACCTCTTCTAAAGATTTTTCACGTTTTTTATCATTTGAGGCAAATCCAACTTCATATCCAAAAGGAATTGAAATGCTTTTCTTTCCTTGTTTGAGTGCTGTTTGTAGGTGTCTATTTAATAAATCAAAATCAACTTGAGTTGAATAAACTAAAGAATATACTGAATAATCTTTTAAATTTAACTTATTGCTTGCAACTAAATCGTTTATTTTTCCTGTTATTTTATAGCTAGGAAAATTCTTTTTAAGTATTTCAACATAAAAAGAATCGAAATCGATAACTTTCTTTTTAACTATTTTATTCTCAGAATCTTTTTTCTGTATTTTTTGCTGAATCATTTTATCAAAATCATCATCGCTTTTTGGAAAAGATTTTTTTAAATCTATTTTTTCTTTAATAAAATCATTTCTAATCTCATCTAAATTAAAATTCAAATAATAAGAATATGATATTTGAAAAGATGATGGTAGTAAAGTTGGGTCATCTTCATAATATAAAACTGTTTTACATCTCTTTGGAACTTCATTTTTTATTTTTAATTCTAATTCTTTATTTTTAATTTTAGGAGAATCGAAATTGAGAACTATCTCTCTTTCGACAATTTTTTCTTTTTTAGATTCATTTAATATTCTTTTATAATAATATTTAAACAAATCGTCAGCATCAAATGTTTTTATTTTTACATTTTTCATTTAAATCTCCGTTTTTTAATATTAATAATATATACTATAAATATACAAATTTTAGTAAAAAATACAATTTAAAAATAAAAATAAAAAAATTAAATTCCGGTCGAACCAAATCCACCTTCGCCACGACCCGTCTTAGACAAATCTGAATTAATTTTTAATAATGTAATTCTTTCAACTTTTATTAAAACCATTTGAGCGATTCTATCGCCTGGTTTTATTAGGAAATCTTCATTTGAAACATTAAATAAAATTACTTTAATTTCACCTCTATAATCAGAATCCACTGTTCCTGGAGTATTTAATACAGTAATACCGTGTTTAGCAGCAAGTCCTGAACGTGGTCGTATTTGTATTTCATATCCTCTAGGAATTTCAACCGATAAATTAGTATTCACGACAGCCCATTTTCCAGATGGTATACTTACTTCAACTGCTGACATTAAATCCATACCAGAAGCACCGTCTGTTTGATAAGCCGGTTCATAAAATTGTTTATTTTCGTCGAATTTTTTGAAAGAAATTAGCATATAATAATCCTTTTTTATTTAAAAAATAATAATAATATAGAAAAAAACAAAGAAATAAAAAATATTGATAATTTAAAAGTCCATTGTGATATACCCAACTTACTTTCTAAATATTTTAAAAATACATCAAAAGAATCTGTACCTAAATAGTCATTCGGCAAATTTCTAAATTTATTTATTATTAGATTATGAACTATAATTCTAATTGAAAGCGATAATATAAGCAAAGAAAGATATGCTAATACATTAAATTCAATAAAAAGTAAAATTGATGTTATCACTAAATGTACTAAGGCTTTTTCATATGCGTCGAATTTATGCCAAATTTCACTATAATAAGATAACTCGTTTATATCAGTAACATATGTAGAATCTAACCAATGTATTATTGCAGCATCATGGCGACCTTCTATATAATAATAAACAATCCAAAATATAATATATAATATAAAAAATAATATTAATTCCATTTTAATCTCCTTATATTTTTATTATTCGCACTTACTCCAACCACAATTTGAATTTGTACATGATTTACAACCCGTATTATCATATGATACCGGAGAACCACAAGCTGGACAAGACATTCCGCTTACAATCTCTCCTTCTTTTATATATTTTTTTAAAACTCTAGCTGCCGCTGATGTTAAAGAACTAATATCATCTGAAGACTTGCTTAACTGTTCGACTATAAATTTCAATGGAACGCCGTGTCTTAATGAAGTAGAAACCATTCTAAATAAACTAGATTCGACCGGTTTAAAATATCCAGAAAAATCTTCTATTGTTATCTCATCTTCTATTTCTAATTTATATTGTCCTTTTTTTATTTTTTCTATAATTCCAGATTTATGTTGAAATTTAAAATTTAATCCATTCATTTTTCCACAAAAAATTTCATATGGATTTTTATTTAATAATCCAACAGCAACAACAAATTTTTCTCCCTTGACAGTAACAGAATAAATATCTGCCGGCAATACTTTTGGTCTTTTTGGAGCAAAAGTTGTTGATATATTTTCTTTTGATATATTCATGACTTCTAATTCTTTTTCATCAAAATTTTGTGCATGTATTTCTATACCTTCATTTTTTAATTTTAATGCCAACTCTTTAAAAGGCATATATGATATAATACCATATATTTTTTTATCGGGAAATGCAGCAATTGATTTTACTCCTTTTTCATATGCTTTTAATATAAAATTATATACATCTTTAACCGACGTATTTTCTGGTAACATATATGTTACAGAAATTGAAGAATCAACCCATTTCATTATTTTTCCCATGAAATCTAATTTATCAAATGCCGAAATTTCAGTAGATTTTTTAAAATGTATTCCTATTTTATTTATATTTTCTTCAATATATTTGACTATCGGAAGTCCATATTTTCCATCCCATGTATCTTTGATAGTATCTGATTCCATAGGAATTTTATATCCTGCCTTTTCAAAAACTTGTCTGACTATATTAGGTACTATAAAATAATATTCATATTTTCCTGAAATTCTAGTTCTTTTCCAATAGTACATTCCAAATGAAGGTTCTATTCCATAACTCATTGGCATACGTGTAAACATAAGTGTTAAAGTTCCAGTCGGCGCTATTGAGATTGATGTAACACACCTCATTGTATCAAATTTTAAGTCTGGAAATTCTTTAATCATGTTTTGTATGAATTTAGACTTTTTTATTTTTTTAGCATCAAATAATTCAAAATTGCCTTTTTCTTTTCCCAATTTAATATTAGTCAAGTACAAATAATATGCATAATATTTCATAAATTCTTCAACATTTTCATTTGCTTCATTACTTCCATATTCTAAATTTAATTTAAATAGCCAACCTCCGATATTAGTAACGCCAGCTCCGGTTCTTCTTAATTTTTGAATTGCTAATTTTTGATGCGGAGTTGCATATGTTTGATATTTTAATTCACACTCATTTACATTATCTAAAAATCTTTGTATTGATTCTCCAATTTTCTGTAATTCTGTTTTATATTCATCTACATTAGTTGAAAATTTTTCCATATTTATCGAAGCTAATACACAAAGACTTTCTCTTGAAAGGTATTGCTCTGAACATGCGTTAGTGCTAATTATTCTACTATCATATTCATCTTTCGGGTCATATACTGCATCAGAATTTGAATATTCTCTAGCAATGTCTATATTTTGAATTCCAGGCTCTGCATTTTTAAACATGTTTTCAGCAATCAATTCTAATAATTTTCTAGCTTTAACTTTTTTAGTTATTATTTCTTCTTGCTTATCATGCGTTGCGATTTTATACCAACTTTTAAGTTCTTCATCATATATACATTCTGAATCAATTGAATGTACATCTAAATATATTCTTTGACCTTTTTTTATTTTAGGAACTTTAAAATATAATTCCCAATCGTCATCATTATATACTGCTGTATAAAACGAATTCGTGATTTGAACAGAAATATTTGCGTTTTGAATTTTTGTATAATCGGATTTAACTGTAATAAATTCTTCTATATCAGGATGTTTAATATTAAGAGAAAATAGCATTGCAGGAATTCTACCTTTTTGTCCAACATAATAACCAATTGAATCTATAAATTTCATCCAATGTATTGCGCCGGTACTTTCAACTGCGGAGTTTAATACTCGTGAGCCTCTGGGACGCAACCGTGAAAAATCGACCCCCAACCCTTGTCTATATGCGGCGGTTTTTGCTACTGTATAAGCGGCATTCTTAAAAATTGATTCTAAATTATCCCATTCGTTTTTTTCATCTATACTTCCTAATGAGATGGTGCTGCAATTCGCCATGGATATTTTCCTTCCAGACCCGGCGCCTTGCATAATAGAACCGGCGGGATGCCACCAATCATTATATATTTCATCAAACCATCTTTCAGACCAATATTTTTGTAATTCTTTAGTTGATTCGACCGATGCTACATAATCACAAACTCGTTTAAGTGCTTGTACATATGTCTCGTTTGAATCTTTTGCGTATTTTCTTTTAAATGCGTCTATTGAAAATATATTATTATTAAAATATTCTTCTGTACTCTGATGTCTAACATCTTCATATTTTATCATTCAATTTCTCCTGTAATTTATTTCAATTAATATAAAATAATTTGTTTTTTTAATTTCTATCTATTCTTCTTGAAAAATATTGAATTTATTTTTATTAAAATAGACCGATTAAAATTTATATCATAGGATTTTAAATACTATATTCGATAAATATAATTTTTTTTTAACTCTTATAATTAATTAAAATCGAATTTTTATATTTTTTTATTTAATTTTTTCATTCAAAATCGTCTTTTATTTCTGTTTTATTTTTTGCCTCGATTTGAAAATCCTTATATTTTTCAGCCAATTCTTTTTTAACTAATTCATTTGAATTTTTCATTTCTTTTCTAGTGTTATATCCATTGATTGAATCCGGAGAAAAAATATCTATTTTGCCGGTCGAAGCATCGAATTTAGAAGGAAATGTTATTCCATCGATTCCATATCTATTTTTAATAACATGCCATCTCGCAGTATTGGCTAATTTATCTTGTATTTTTCTAGATAGAGAAATTACTATATCACTTATCATTATTTTTTTATATGATTCTGAAACCTGTTCTCCGGTTATAATATCATCATCTGTAGAACTTCTTTGTGCCTGAGATGCGGTCCAAATAGGCACTTGAAATTCTCCTGCCATTCCTCTTAAATCTTCATATATATTTCCTACTTCTATATATGAACCTCCTTTTGAAGAATGAGGATTATCAGATTTTAAAATATCTGCATAATCGACAATAACTAAATCTGGTTCAAATCCTGTTCCGATGAGTTTATTTAAATGTGCTTTTAATACCGAAACACCAACCGATTTTGTTGGAAAATATTTAATAATTAATTTACCTTTAATGTTTGATAATATTTTTTCTTTAACTTCATCTAAATGATATTTTAAATTTTGAGATGTTATTCCTGTTAATTTAGAATCATATCTCATTGCCGAATATTTTTCATTCAATTCTAAAGTAAAATGTACAACATTTTTACCCATTTTTAAAGCTGTCAATCCAATCGACACAAGAGACCAAGATTTTCCAGAACCAGGACCACCAATAACAGTAACTAAATCTCCTGCTCCGGCACCACCATCTGTTATTTCATTAATAATAGCCCATTCTGTAGGCAACACTTTATTTCTAGGACTTTTCAATATTCTGTCTTCAATCATATTTTCATAGGAATAACCCAAATCTGTATTATTTGTTCCGAATTTTAAAGCATCATCAACAACTTTTCTTATTTCATCATATTTCTTTTTCTTCATCAAATCGACTGATTTTAGAATTGCCATTTTTACAGCTTGATTTTGACAAAAACTTAAAAATGCATCTTTTGTATAATCTAAATCTACCGCATTGACTATATATTTGTATGCCTCTTTTAAATTTTCTTTTATTGATTCTTTTAAAACTTCATCGACAGAAAGCATTTCAACTTTAAAATAATCTATTGTCGGAGTCTTTAAATATTTATGATAATATTCTATTATTTTTGATACAATCCACTTGTTTGCATCAGATTCAAAAAAATCTGGAGACAATATATCAATTATTTGAAATAAAAAGTCTGCGTTATTATTTCCCGAATTATTTATAGGTTTTAATAAATTAGATATTATTTTTATTTGAAATGAATGTCCATATTCATATAAAGAATCAGTAGTCATAAATTATTCCTCATTATCATTATTTTTTGTTGCATATGAATTTAATTTTATAAAAGTTTGATTTAACCATACATTGAAATCTGGAAATGCATTTGTTAATCCGTCTCTAATAAACATAGATATTAATTTAACTTTATTTAATTGCGGAATACTTTTATTTAATTGATGTCTTATGATTGCTTTATTTCCTTCTGATATATTAGGATTTTTTAAATTCATTAATTTTTCATTGGTAATTATAATATCTTTCGAATTTAAAATATTATCATAAAACTTTTTTTTATTTTTACCTTCGTTTTGTTTTTCTATATATTCAAAAACCTCTTCCAGCGTAACATCTCTAGATTCTGATAAAATAGGAAGATATTTTTTTATTTTTTTAATTCCAACGCCTTTAACTCCGGAAATATTATCTGAAATATCGCCATCGAGTGTTCTATAAAACAAGAAATTATTTACTGAAACTCCGTATTCATCCAGAACGGAATTCGGAGTATATAACTTTTTTTTAGTCGGAGACCAAATGCTAATTCTCTCATCGATTAATTGCAAAAAGTCTTTATCCGACGACATTATTATAACCTTATTCTCGTTTTTATAGAACACCTCTTTGGCTAAATAAGCTATTACATCATCTGCTTCCGTAGAATCAACTGTTATTATTTGCAAAGGCATACTTTCTAAATATGAAAGTAACATTTTCATTTGATTATGCATTGATTGTAATTCTTCATCTTCATCTTTAAAATCATAATATCTATTTAAATTAATTTTAACGGTTCTTTTTTTCTTATAATCAGAATATATTTTTCTTTTTCTAGCTGCGCTGTTTTTTCCGTCTGAAACCAATATACATCTAGTTGGTTGAAATGTTTTAATTGCCAATCCAATTGAATATAAAAATCCAGTAATACCGCCAACGTGTTCTCCATTATTATTCAGTGCAGGACTACCAGAATATGCTCTAATAAAAGAATTTAAAAAATCTACAATTAATATTCTACTATTAATATTTTCTACAAAATCTGTTTCATGTCGTTTTTTTAAATTTTCTAAAATAGAAAAATATCTTTCATTTTCAAGCATTAAATTTTTCCTTCATTACTTATTATTATTTATTTCATTATTTACATAGTATAAGAAATCGTTTAGAAACATCATTTGTTCTTCTGTTAATGTTTCATCCATTGATATTGTTAATAATTCTGGTATATTAGCAAATTCTAAAATCATCGATGGTGTGATTTGTCTTTGATTTTTCCAAAATTTATATAATAGTAAGTTTTTTAAAATTACCTTATATGCACCTCTATAATAGAAATTAGTATTTAAATCAAATGCGCAATCACCTAATAATGTAAATGCGGTTGTTATGTAAGCAACAGCAGGTTTTAAATATATTTTTTTCATAGAAGAATCTAATTTTCTTATTACATTAAATTCATTTATAGATAACCAAGAAACTCTTCTAATTTCATCTAAATAATCATCAGTAATTGCATATCTAAGTTGTTTAATTACATCTTCATATTCCATTGGTAGTTCTATATTACCGTTATTGCATTTCTTTTCTTTATTCGTCCAATCTAGATAATATAAATTTATTATTTTAATTTCCGATGTGTTGTGTTTTAATTCGATGGATTTTTCAAATACAATTTTAGGAAAGAATAACTTATTTTTATTGTTTAACATTATAAACTCCTTAAACTTTAAAATTATAATGCATCCTACTGCATTATTTTAGAAATAAATATAAAAAAAATAATAAAAATGCGGGAAAAATTAAAATAATTCCCGCATATTTTATTTTTTAAATAAATAATTTTATACTATTCAAAATCGACCTCAACATCTCCATCAGTTTCTTCAATATCCTCATTCATTTTTATTTGTTCACCATTGTTTTGGTATCGCATTATCATAATGTTACACAAATCTCTATACATAGAATTATATACTTCCGGTCTCTTTTCAAATAGTTTTGGTAATTCAACAGTCTTGAATTGTATCTCTTCGATTTCGTTTCCCTGTTCATCCAATACTTTATATTTATTATATGCGCCAGCCTGTGAAATATATTTATAAGTTTTTAATACTGAAATCCAGCCGCTGTAGTTATCAATTCCGGAATCATAAAATAATTCAAATGTAGCCTTTCTCTGAGGAGGACCAACTCGATTTTTAATAACTTTCGCTTGTATTTTATTTCCAACTATCATATCAACACCGCCGAAATCTTTCTTTTTTAAGAAACCGGTATTTGTCAGCCTAACTCTAACAGATGCATGAAAAGCAACTGCTTTTCCACCACTTGTAGTCCATGGGTCGGAAAATGCCGGAGAATTCATTTTTTGTCTCAGTTGATTTGTAAATATTAAACAAATCCTTTCTTTAGCAATAAGATTATTAATTTTTCTCATTGCTTTTGATAAAAGAATTGCTTTTGTTGTTGCATAACCATCTTTATCATAGTTTGCATCCATTTCAACTTTAGTGGTTGCTCCTGCTAAAGAATCGACTACTATTGTAACCAGTTTTCTTTTTTCATTGTTACGAACAGTGTTAATAATATTTTCTATTGCCATGAATATATCTTCAATAGTTTCAAGCGGTATATACATCAATTTAGAAGTATCAACACCAATTGCAGTTAAAAATTCTCTGCTAACTGCCGCTTCTGTATCTATGAAAACAGCGACGCCACCTTTCTTTTGTGTTTCGGCTAAAGCGTGCGCCGCAATCAGAGATTTTCCCGTACCTTCTAAACCACTTAATTCGGTTATTCTACCGACAGGAAATCCTCCGTTGGGACGGTTTGATATTGCTAAATCCAATAAAGAACTGCCGGTTGATACCCAATCTATAATATCACTCGGCGATTCTTCAGGACCATCTAAATACCAAACCAATTGCTCTTTTTCTTTAAATGTTTTAGACAAATTTTTTGTTATCAAAGATGCTAATTCATCTCTAACTGAACTAGCATCATTTGAAATTTCATTTGTCATTTCATCTGCGTTTTTCTTTTTTGCCATGACTTATATTTTAATCCTCAAATAATTTATCCAAATCGTCCGAAATATCGTCAACATTAGAACTAATAACAGAATCACGCAAATTACTTTTCGATGTGCTGGCAGTATTAGATTCTTTTTTAGCATTAACGAAACTTTTTACAGTAGTAGGTGCTCCGTCGTCTTCATAATCGTCTGAATTCGATTGTGATTCTTTATCTTTTTTATCTCCTGATTTTAACCAATTAGCTAAAGCCTGCTCTAACTCCTCGTAAGTCGGTTCTTTATATATTTCGAGAATGTTTTTCTGCGTATCGAACAATGCTTTCAACTGTTCTGCTCCATCAACCAATTTTGTTTTGGCAGGTTTTGGTCTTATCGTGGTAGATGGATATGATTTTCCAACTTCTTCAGCAGATTTAAATTCAACTGTTATATCATGACCACGTGTTATGTCGGTAATATCTCCGTATTCAGGGTCCGAAATTAATCCTAACAGCTCTTGATAAACAGTTTTTCCGAATCCCCAAAATTTAACACCTTCCTCTTCTTTACCTCGAACTACGATAGGAACAAAAGTTCTCAGTTTAGGCTCTAAACTTTTACCTAATTTCCAATCTTCTTTTTTTCCTGTACTTTTTAATTCTTCCGCAAAAGAAACTATTGGGTCGGGTCTTCCAAATGTTTGGGGTGACAAATAAGGTTTTGGACCTATATTGTAGTGGAATAACAATTCAATAAATGGATTTTCCTTATTGTATTTGTAAGGAACTATCCTTATTACATGTTTTCCAGGTGTTGGTTTCCAGAAAGAATCTTGTTTTTTGGTTTGATTCATGAGGGTTTTTAAACGCTCACGTAATAACTCGGTATTCATAACGTTACTCCTTTAAATTATAATAATTAGTTAATTAGTTAATTCGTTAAGTTATCATTGGTTAAATAAGAAATAACTTATTTAATCGATACAACTTATTTTATATGGATAAATATAAAAAACTTACGCATTAATTTATTTTTTTTTTTCATTTAAAAAAAATTATTTTTTTAATTTAAATTTTACGAATTTTTTATATAATTTTAATAAATAAATAATATCTGAATAGGTATTTATTTTTTTAGTAAATTTAATATCAGGATTTGATTCTGAAAAATTCTCTAAAATAAAAAACAATCTATCAATATTAATAGCGTAATATTCTTTACAATCAATAATAATTTCGTTTTTTTCACTTTCAATTTCATTTATATTATTATAAGATTTATAGGTTTTTGCGCCTTCGATTGCTTTTTTAATTTGCTGAATTTTGCTTCTATTTCCAATCGATTTCGTTTTATCTCCGCCATCTACTTTTGTAGTTAAATATATAGTTTCTTTAGACCACGCAGATATATCACTTACAATATCAGATTGATAAAATTTATATGGTTTTTTTAATATTAATGCAAATTCCTTTCCAAAAAAAGTCGCCGCTTTTCTCATAATGCCTAAGTATGAAAAAATCGGATTTTTAATATTTAATTTTTTTAATATAACTTTAACTCCTAAATTATTATTATAAAATTCATTTCTATTATTAATAACACTATTAATAACATGTAAAATAACTTTATTTTCGTTAGTTTTTATTCCCTTCCATAAAACCTTGGAATTTTCTCCCATTTCTAAACAATATAATATCAAATCATCAATAAATTTTAGACGTTTTTCATCCATTTGAATTCCGTGTAGTTCTTCTTTTATTAAAAATTTTTTTAATTTAAGCATTTAAATATTTAATCCAAAGTTAGACTGTTATTACAGAATGTATTTTAGTTTCAATTTTTTTTAATCCTTCAGGTCCCGTGACTAAAATCATATTTTTATAATTATTCCAAGGAACTGAAAATTTATTATCAATCTCACCATCATTTAATAAAGCTATAACATAATTTAATGCATTTATTGTATAGATTGTATTAGTATCTTTTTTCCTGTGTACGGATATTGTATTTACAGGTATTTTATCATTAACTCCGGCATTTATATCTATATTATAACTACAAATTAATTCTTTAGGATTCGAGGAATTTTCTAAAATGTATATTTTATTAAATGCTAAAACATAACATTTTTTTATTTCTTCAATAGTTTCTTTTAATTTATTTGCTTTAGTGAAAGTCAACAACAATTGAGTTTCCATAATTTTTCCTTATTTTAGAATTAATCAATATTACTCATTTTAATTTTATATTTATTTGAGTTTTCTACCCAAATAAATATAATAATTTTAATTAATTAATCAATTTTTGTTAATTCTCCAAAATTTTTGCCTATATATTGCTTAGTTTTAAAATTTCCATTTTCAATTAATATATTTTTAATTTTAAATAGTAAATCCTTACCGTCAGATTTCTTATAATCAAATAAAAATCCATCATATAAATACATTATTAATTTAGTATCATAGTTTTCTAACAATTTATTTATCTTCTTTATGATTAAAATGTTTTTTTCGGTTTCTAAATTCTGTAAAAAATAATTAAATAATTTGTTTGAATTTAAATTTAATATATTTTTTCCATTAATTTTTTTCTTAAAAAGACTTGATTCTATATATCCGTTTTTATTATATTCAATCCACATCGAATTTATAAACTCTTTTACTTTTTTAAAAAATGGTATTGCTTCCGCAATAGAATCATCTATACCGCCATATAAAAATTCAAATGATAACGTTTTAGATTTATTATATTCATCTTCAGTTAAGACATTTTTATTAAAATATTGTCTTCCTAAATATTCATGTATTGAAATGGACGAGTCGAATTTATAGTTTATTAAATTCGCAATTAAATTTAAATGATATGCTTCGTAGTCAAAATATAATAAAAATCCATCTTCATTAAATCTAGATATTATAAATTCTCTCTCGCCGTTATTTTTTTTAAGAGCTGAAAAATTTAAATTTCCGAAACGATTCGATGGTCTGCCTGTTAAAGTATATATATTATATTGACTATATATAAATCCGTTTTTATCGATGTGAGTTTTATAATTAGGAAAAAATTTTAATAATTTTACAGCATCTACATAAATTCCATTTTTTTCTATTTTATGTAAATTTACTATAGTGTCATTATTCAATAATTCAAATGCCGGCTCACTTTCAGAATCCAAATTTTCTAAGATTGACTTTTCTAGTTCGTTTGATAAATGAATCAACCTCTCTTTTAATTTTAATATCGGAACAGATTTATATATATTCTCCTCATCAATATTTTTATTTACTATAAAAATTTCTGCATTCGAGTACTTTTGTTTTATTGATAGATGATTGTTATATTTTAAATAATATAATAAATTAATATCAATTAAATTATTAAAATCGCATATATTTAAAAATTCCTTTTTATCAAATACATATTTTTTATTTGTCGTATCTTTTAAATATTTTAATATCTTGATGTTTAAATTGATTGTTTCGCTGTGGTTGAATGGTAAAATATAATAAATATTTTGCTTTAGTATCTTAATAAATAAAAAGCAAAGCTCATTATTTAAAATATTTCTATTTTTATCGCATAAAATTGGTATTATTATAACATCATTTTTTTTAAATTCATCGAGGAATTGATTAAATTCTTGTTTTGTTTCAACAATCATTTTACTATATAACCTTTTTATCATACATAAATATATATTTTTTACGCTAAAATATAAAAAATTTTATTTTTCTTGAAATTTATATTTTTCATAGGCACGCTGTAATTTTAAATCATAATGATTTTCTTTATATTTAGGTCCATTATAATAATAAGCAAAACTATTCCAATCTTTTTTTCGTAAATATTCAACCAATTTTTTACTTTTAACAAAGCCAATAAAAGCCTTTAAATGTTGATTTTCATGCTTATACATATCATCAACAAAACTATTGATGCTATTCCATCCGCTTATTTTATAATTAATTCCTAAAATTTGAAATTTGCCCCAACTTGCGGATTGTAAAGCGGCTTCTTTATCTAAACTCATCGCTAATTTAAGTCTTTTATGTTCTCCGAAACCGCCAACATATAAACTTTTATTCCATCTTGGACTACTTATATTACGATTAGTTTTATCGTAGCGTCTGCCTGTTAATCTACTAAATATATGAGCTTCGAATAATATTTTCGGACTTCCATCGCTAAGAAATCCGATTCCCGAAGATTCGACTTCAGCAACCGCCTTTATAACAGCGAGTTCTATATTTAATTCATTGGCCGCATTTATATAATCATCTTCAGTTAATATTTTATCTTTTATACTGTCTGGAACAGGAAGAGAATAATTAATAATGTTAACGTCTTGTTCGGGTCTTCTAATTTTAGATTTTTTGATTTTGGCATAATTAATTGCAGTTCTAAATACTCTAAACTGAGCTTTTAATTTTGTAATCCAGGAATTATTATCTATTGAATCTGTTATTCCTATCACTTGAAATAATCCATGGTTTTGATATATTTGTGGTATATGGTCAATAGTAAAAACATCTCCTATTCTAATTCCGGATATACCCTCTAATTCAATTTCACATTCTAAAGGAACTAAAGCCTCGGATGCATTTTGTGGAGGACCTCCATCGGGAGAACAGAGAACTGCCATTCTCATGCCTTCTATTCCGGTCAAATATACTCTTGAATCTTTATTTACTTTCACCGTTTTTGTTTTTTCTTCTTTTTTAGTAAAAGACATTGGTATATCGGGACCAAAAACAGTCGGTAAACTAATATTTATCTTCGTTTCTTCAGTTTCTTTCTTTTCGTATGTACTCTTTCCGGTATTTTCTATAAAATACATTCCAGTAACTTCACATGTATATCCGCTGTTTTTAATAGGTAAAAAGTTAGATAATTTTTTACCATATGCTTGTGATTGGGCAAGTAATTCAAGTTCATCATCAATTCCTGGAGTTAACTTACTTTCATTTTCTTCGGGTTCGGGAGTTGGAAGTCCTGTATTTACAGCAAGATATGGACCTAAAGAAAATGTGTCTCTAGCTTTATCGTATTCAATACCATTTATTGAAAAATTATATAAACTTTTAAATGTATTATTACTTGGAGTTCCCATAACACCACCATTTGCAGAATGCGCCGAAAAGAAAACATTCATTGCTGCCTGGCTAGATAATTTAGATTGTAAAGAAACATTCCTAACAACACTATTTAAATCTTTTCCATACGGTTCTTCATTGAATGTTTTAGTTCTAAAAGCATATACATTCTGTCTTATTATATCCAATTCTGCATTTTTTGTACCAGAATAATTAATATCTACAATTTTCTGTTTTACAATTGATTTTTTATTTATTACAGCACTCGGTGTTACATCTTGTTGTAACTTATTATTTTTATTAATGTTAACATAGGTTTTATCTGCTGGAGCAGTATAAGTTTGAGTTAATCCTTGATAATTTTCCGAAACAAATGCTTCATTTGTTGTTGTTGTATTTAATTCATTTTTATTTAAATTATTATTTTCTTGTAAATTTTCATCACACTCGCTACTTTCTTGCGGAGATATTCTAAAATTCCAATAATTTATACATGCATCATTTATACCAGAAAACAATTGTATTACAGCATCATTTAAAGTTGTAGAATTTAAAAAAACTTCTTTAAAATATTCTACATTTATTAGTAATCTTCTAACATAACCAAAACCATTTTCTTCACTACCTGAATTAAAGTAATTGCTTGGAATTAAATCCGTGTTATTATTAGGTTGAGGTAAAATAAAAACAGATAAATCTGTAGTTCTTAAATATGGATGCGATGATATTTTAACACCACTACTATCAAATTTAAATAATAAATTATCATCGGAAAGTTGTATTGATATATGCGGATTTATAACATAATCTTCTAAATATCCCCAACTCGCATATACTGCTGCACGCACTGTTATTTCTAATTCTTTGCTACCGTCGCCTGTCGATACCTCCACATCTTCGGTTTTATTTGTTCTATTTTTATCATTATCCAAATACTGCGTTCCTTTACCAAGACTATCGTCTTTTAATAAAAAATAATCAGAATCTAAATTTCCGAAATTTGGATTTCCTAAATGATTTTTTATTTGAGCATAGAAATCATTTTCTAAAAAATATTTAAGTGGCTTAAATACTTTTTCTTCTTGCGATTCTTGATTTTCTGGATTTTTATTATTAAATTCATTTCCACTCAAATCTTTAGTATATTGATTTGGAAGAGTTAATCCTTCCATCAAATAACCAGCAGAAACAACTTCGGTTGTACAATCGAATCCGCCATCTCGATTTAATGAAAATGAATAATTTACTATTATTCCTAACATTCCATCGTAGTTTCCATTCGTTTCAAGTCTTTTTCTTTTAACATAACACAAATAATTTCTTAAATTTATTTTAGGGTCATTTTCTATCGCTTGTATTGCTTTATTACTCCATCCCCATTCTATAAAAACTGTTTGTCCAGGATTTAAAAAATAAGGAGATAATCTTTCTAAGTCTTCTAATGTATGACAAACCCAGCTTATTACTGCTTTCTTAACACTACCAAATTGATTTAAATAATCAACAGAAACTGATTTAACTGCCGGCAAAGGCCTAAAATAAAGCTGAGGTCTATATAGTTCAGTAAAAGTATATTCCGAAGGATTCGTAAATGCCAAAGATTCTATACCTTTTAAAACTATTTTACTATCAACTGTGCCATCGACAGTAAAACCCGGAGTTACTTTTATATATGGAGTTATTCCACGAATTCTGTCTTTAGACCTAGTATTTAATTCTCTTTGAACATATTCATTTATATTTGATATAAAAGGAAAACCAAGATATTCATTTGTATTAGCCAAGATTTTATATCCTTATTTTTTATTTTACATTTCTATTAATAAACCATATCCGTCTTCAGTATAAATTATATCATTTAACTCAGTTAACAGATATATCAGGCCGGTATCATCAAATAATACTGCAGATATAACATTTATATTATACCGCTTTTTTTTTATTTCAATTCTCGGAATTTTATCTGTAACATCAAAATCCCGAACGACATCAGGTAAATTTTTCCAAAACTGCAACGGTTCTATTAATATAGATTTTATACCAGGCATAATATTATTAGCAGTATTTATAATCTTTTCGTTTATTTCTTTTGCAGAAGGACCTATTAATTTCCATTTTATTTTTAAAACTCTGTATATCGGGTCATTTTTTATTTTATTATATTCACTTTCTTTACATTCATATATTGTAGAATTTTTATCATTTGACAATCTATAAAAATATCTATAATAATATCCCTTTTTATAGTCTGAATCCGACGGAATTGACATTCCTGGAGTTGGAATATAAATTTCAACTTTTTTTAATTTATCATAATGCGAGATAAATTCTTTTGCATTTGCGTAATCTGATATATATTTCTCGTTCAAGTGTTTAACTCCAATAAATTTCTGTTTATTTTACTTATATTCATAGGTATTCTAATTTGTTTTCCAGGAGTAACAATTAAAGTTCCTTTTATTTTATTCGCATGTGCTATAATCCACCATTTAGTAACATCATTATAATATTTTTTTGCTAATAAATCCAATCTATCACCGGCTTTTGATATTATATATATATCATCTTCAGATTCTTCTATTTTAGGAAATAATATACTTTTATATACTATTTTTCCGTTAGTTAATCTTATTTTATTATTCGGTATATCATATCTTCCTACCATAAATATATTAATCTCCGATTTTTTATCTTCTAAAATTAATTGAATTAAAATTTAAACCGGTTAATCTGCCAGATAACTCCGATGAATTTGCTTTCTCTACTTCATTTGTCGATATAATATTTCCATTTGCATCATTACCAATCGAAGTTCGATTTTTATTATTCTGAGAAACATTACCTTCAGTATATTCATACCATACTGGTCTAATCCAATCAATTTCTCCAGTATCCTGAGCATAATGTCTTGCTCTCGCAATAGGTGTATCATCAAACAATACTGTAAATTCAACTTGAATTTTTATATACATCGGCAATTGAAAATTTTCTTTTATTTCCCATAAAGTATTGCCATCCATATTTACACTAAAACTATTTAATATAACTTTAACTTTATTAAATAAATTTCCTATCGTTATTGCCATTATTGGTGCTTTCATCGAAATTTCAGCTGGATAAGATACAGGATAACACATTCCATGTAAATAATTTATTTTATTCCAACTAGCAATAAATTCATCTTCACTGTTTATCGCTACATCAAAAGATACTGAAAGCCTTCTTTCAAATCCTTGATAAATCCAAAATTTATCAGCTCTGCCCATATAATCCTGAGGAGACCAATTTGCATTTACTGAATCTCCGATTGATGTTATATTAGCTCTAAAAGGAATTACAATAGTTTCATCACGTTCTGATAATGTAGATAAATCTTCAAAATAGAAATCGATTAAATCATCATCTTCATATTTTTTAGGTTTTATATAATCAGTACTATCTTCCGATGGCATTATAGACATATAGGCTTTATTTTTTCTGTCTGAGAAATTATTTTCGCTGTTTGGAAATCCTATATCAGTTAAAGTTTTTTTATTTAGCTCTCTTAATTTTTTTGATAATAAATATGAATATGTTCTTTCTGCATCCACGTCATCTGCACTCGAAGGCGCTTTTTTAGAACGACCGCTCACAGTAGATTTAGGTAAAAAGTTATTCGACGGTATTACTGATTTGTTTTTTGGTCTTAAAGATTTACCTTGAACGTCATTTTCGTTTTTACTTCCAGTAATTAAATAATTAATATCTATAGAGCCGGTTCTTGATTGTTCTCCGTAATTAAAAATTTTACCTTCGCTTTTAATATTATTTGAAAAGTAAGGTCTATCTGATAAATCTATTTTACCAAATGTTGCCGATTCATTTTTAAATAAATATGTATTTACTAAACCGCTTGTATTGACATCTCCGATAGGTATTTTATAATAATCTAAATCAGAATCCTTTTTAGAAAATGTTTTTAATAGTGCTTTTAAATTAGACATTTCAGCATCGTCTTCTAAAGAAACAAAGTTTGATAAAGATGACGCTGTTGATTTTGGACTTGTAGTATTAATATTACTACTATTTACATTTCCTTTTGTGGTGTATTTATTTTCCTCGTCATAATAATTTATTGCATTGTCACCAACTAAATTATATTTACTATTATATATTTTAGCCAACCTATCAAAATATGCTTTTGATTTCGTATATTTAGTACCCATAGAAATATGATACATCATTAAAATCATTTCTTCATTAACTAAAGGCATTCCTAAAACAGAATTTATTAATTTTGATGTTGACGATGCAACGGCAGATTCTATTTTAGGTATTACAGCTTCAGCAACCTGTCTTCCTACTAAACCAGAAGTAATATTTATTACACTTTCTCTGACATTTCTAATTACGGTGCCAAATTCATTATATTTAAAATATATTTCTCCCGCTAATTGTTGCCATATCAATTCACTTTGAATTAAAGGATTCGAATCTCCTGAAACATCGTTTCTAAATTGAGGATTTAAATCCAATACTTTTAATATTAAACTGTTTTTGATTTGTTTTGCAAATGATGTTGCTGCTTTGGAAGCAGCATTTGACATTCCGCTTTCAAATGATTTTGCCCACGACGGCAATCTTTCATCAGCATATTGATACGGAGGTATAATTAATTGTGAGTTATTTATAGGAACCTTTGGAGTTTTAAATCCTTTAATTAATAAATCAGATGCTGTAGAATTAAATAAAAATGAAGAACTATTTTTAGAAAAAAATATTACATACTGATTTAAAACTCCAGGATAACCAGGAGGATTGTTCCAATTAAATGCTTCTAACTCAGGCACTTTAGACAAATCATACTGTGTAACTAAAAATCTAATATTCGGAGTAAATCCCTTTGCATATTCATCTGGAATAAAATTTACAACTCCTAAAGGAATCGATTCTTTTTTTGGAGTTTCTCTCATATCTCTTAATTTAGAACCGAGTTTTTCCGGAGTTTCTTTCATATCATTTAGTTCAGAACCAAGTTTTTCCGGAGTTTTTTTAATTGGTAATGGGTCTATATATTTCTTAACCGGAGTTTCTTTCATTAAATTTATTATTGCCGGCTTTTTTTCTGGTGTTTTTTCAATATCAATTAATTTACTAATTGGTTTTTCTAAAGTTTTTGCAGGAGGATTTATATCACTTATCGGTTTATCCGGAGTTTTTGGCATTTCTTTTATATTGCCGGGAATTTTTTCCGGAGTTTTGTTCGGAGATTTTATATTAGGTAAATTTTTAAAATTGAAAAATGATTGTCCGATTTGCGCAGATTTCATAAATCCAACTGCGTTTTCATCACTAAAGAAATTAACTTGACCTGGTATTGAATTATATAAATTTGAAGAAAGATATAATTTTAATACCGAATTTATATCTTTTATAATTAAATCATCATATCTACTATTAAACTGCAGCACATCAGAATATGGCAAATCTTTTATTTCAAACGGTAATTTTTTATCCAATAAAGACGAAATTTTTAGTTTAACTATATCATCAAAATTACTATTTAAATTTAAAATACTATTAGTATTAAATTCATTTATTTTTGGTAAATTAAAACTTAATAAACTATTTTTATTTTTTGATATAATTATATCGTCGGTTTTTTGCTCTAAAACCGAACGTTTTTTTAAATTATTAATTTCCGGAAGTTTTTTATATTTTAATAAATCAAAATCACTATTTTTTATATTTATATTTTGAACCGGTACTCTCAAAACGCCGAACCGATTGGAAATCGGAACAGGACCAACATTATTATTAATTGCATTAAATAATTTAATAACGCCCTGTGTTGGATTTATTTTTATTTTACCGAATTCTAAGAAACTATGTTCTGATAAAATAGTTTTATAAGGTAATACAACTACTTTTTGAAAATCTTTTTGTATTTCTAAAATAGATTTTTTGTCCAATTTATTTATGTTCTGTGTAGATAAATTAGTTATTTTACCAGACTGTAAGTCGGATACTTTTTTTCCAATATTAGCAAACGTACTGTTTTTATATATTTCTAATATTTTAGAATTTTTTTGTTCCATTTTTTATATATTCCTTACGCTCTGCCATAATTAGGAGCAGTTTTTGATATTATTTCACCGACTTTTTTACTATCCATATTTATTTGCATTGAACTTATCGCTTGAATCATTTCGTCTAATTTTTTTAATATTTCTTGATTTTCAGGAACATTAACATTTACATCCGTTTGTTTATTATTTTGTATTTTAACCGAAGATTCTGCTATTTTTGATAATTCATCTATATCTTTAATATTTGGTACTCTTAAATTATTCATCGAATCACTTAAAGATTTTACCGCCTGTGCAGTTATTTGTAAATTAGGACCCAAATTCGATAATCTCTCAATTTTATCTATCGGGTCTTCGCCTCCTAATATTCTAGAAAAAATTGAACCTACTGTAGAGGCGGCCGTTAGTGTATTAAAATTAGCCAATGCTAATCCAACTGCCGTAATTCCTCCTGCTACGCCTAATAAATTAATTGCATTTATATTTGCTAATCTTCCTATCGAATCTATTATTTTATTAAATTGATTTCCTATCGTATCTATTACTAAAGATATTGCTTCTGCAAATGGTTTCACAACAGGAATAAATTCTTGTAACGCTTTTCCTAATAAATAAGTTACTCCTGCTAATCCTGCCAATCCTGCTAATCCGGCTAACAACAAGCCAGATTGTTGAAGTGCTCCTAATGCAGTTGCCGCAACTGTTAATATTGCTATTCCGCCTGCTAATAATGTCAACACGTTTAAGTTAACGCCGTTTAATAATTTCATTCCGTATGCCATTGGAATTAAAGAAGCACCTAAAATTGCTATCGATACTGCTCCTTCAATCATTTTTTTTCTATAAGAACCCAATAATTTAATTGCACCTACTAATCCGAATAAAGTTATCATACCTAAACTGAATGATTTAAAATCAACATCTTTAAATAATCTTACTGCTAAAGCAAATCCTGCAATTGCTCCTATTATTGCCGTCATTGATAATGCAAAATTTATTAAATCTTTAGGTCTAACTCTTTTAAATTCTTTTATAAAATCAACTATTTTTTTTCCTAATCCTTTTAATTTATTAGCTCCATCTTCTGTATTTTTAATTTCTTCTTTTTTACCAAAAAGTTTACTAAAAAATGTTCCAATTTTTCCTTCTTTACCGGCTGAAAATAAGCCTGAAAGTGAATTTGATATACTGGACACTAAATTTTTAAATAATGACTTAACTATTTTTATAATAGCAATAGATATACTTATTATTGATGCATATCCCAATATTTCACCCCACTTAATTCCACCGCCCGTGTTCAATCCGGAAAAAAGATTTGTGATTTTAGATGTCATATTAAGAACCGGTTGAAGCGTAGTTGCTATAGCATCCACAATATCATAGATAAATTCAAACAAAGGAAATAAAACACTAGATAATTTAAATATTAAATCTTCCCACATTTTATTCATTTTTTCTTGTGCTAATAATCTTTGATTTTGAGTAATTAAATCTAGTTTATTTTGATTTCTAAAATCATTTAGAGCTTTTAAAGATTCTTGATATTCTCTTTTTCTAGTAGGGTCTCGTTCTATTTCACGTATTTGTTTTCTTTGCTCTAACATATTTTCCAATACATCTAATTCCATACCCGTTGCTTTTGCAATTGCTTTCTTTTGAATAGGACCCATTTTATCAAAATTACGTATTTTTCCAATTTGATTTAAAATTTCTTCTTGTGCTGCAACTATATCACCTGTATATGAAAGGTATCTAGCCCTACTAAAATCTAATTGAGTTCCAGCCAATACGGATGCTTCCAATTCTGAAGTTATACTCGATTCGAAATCTAACAGGTTATCGGCAGTATTGACAGCGTCTTTTAATGTTGTTCCCATTTTTCTTAATTCAACGACTGCTTTTGCGGCTTCTTTTGCATTTCCTCTAAAGTAAGTATAAATTTCTTTAGATGACTGTGCCAAATCATTAAAAGCGTCTGTTATCGAAACTCCGGCCGCTGATGCGAGATTTGCAGTAGCGGCCGCCAAGTTACCGGACATTTCATCAGATTTAATTCCCATATTTTTAAATAATCTAAGTGTTTTTGCAGCAACATCAGGAGCAACACCTAAACTTCCAACCATTAGAGCAGCATTTTCTTTAATTCCTGCACTTAATATATTAACATTTTGAAATTCCTTCGCTAGACCGGATATCGCTTTACCTGATTCTTCTAATCCTGCACCAACTGCGGTAAAACGTGTTGCAATTAAAGATGCGTCTTCGGATAATGATTTAGCTTTTACTCCAGTAAGACCAGTTTCATCACGAATAGCTTTAGCAACATCTAGTGTTTTTTTCCATTGTAAAAATGCCACACCTACAGATGCAAGAATTAATAATAACGGATTTGACAACAATGTTTTAATTGCCGTCGATATTGATTCAAATGCAGATATAGCTATTGCCTTAACACTTTGAAATGTTAATTTACCCGTAAGTCTCGCTTCTTCTAGTTTTAATATTATATCGGATTGTAATC